GCTCAACTTACAGCCAAAACCACCTATCAAAGAACTCGTTCTACTATTCTTATTCGAGATACTATTACTATTGTGGATGTTATCCATTTAGTGAACTCCTGCGATAGCGTTATTGCTTCCGATTCGTTGGTAATTAACAATTTGAAGGAACAAATAAACATCGAAGAACAAAAGATTGACAACTTGCAAGAAGTCGTTGTTGCTTATGAACAGAAGGAAGACGTGTTGACCGAAGAAATTAACAATCTAACGGCTGATAAAAAGAAATTAGAGAAACAAAAAAAGCGCAGAAACCACGCTTTAGTCATTACGTCAACCGTCGCTATTTTGTCGACGTTTGTTCTGTCAATTTTACTTTAGATTCGTCGACGAAGAACTTCATTGAGAACTGGATAGCTTCGGTTAAAAAGATATTGCGACTATTCTCACCTCGTTTCTCGTCTATCTCGTTCCACAGGTCTTTGTGTAAGTAAACACATATACCTTTCTTAGTTTTGCTCTCTGGCATCTGTTTCGTTTTTAGTCATCATTGTTCCAATCATAAGCGCAAGATATATTTTCTCTTTTGCGTTCATATCCTTTCGTTGTGAAAGCTCCAGAAGGATGTCGCCAAGAATTTTTCCTTGTTGGAAGTACGTCGCCATTGAATTAACAATTTCGCGTTCTCTGTCGTGAGTCATTTTCAAAGACTCGTAAAGTGGTGTTTGTTTCATTATGCTAATATAATTATTTGTTTTTATCCGACAACGTATTGTCCATAACTTGGGTTGAGTTCGAAGTACATACGCATCATAATAGCGTCTGCAACGTCAGGACTTATTCCTTCGCGGTTCTTGATTACGTCCTTCGGTGTGACCATAAGTTTGCCTTCAACGTCCGCACGATGTCGCTTAATCATCTCTAGTTCCTTCACGATTTGTTCTTTGCGTCCGTTGACTAAAATAGTGAGCCGATTTTCCTCAACGTATTGAGCCAATTTGTAGTAACATTCGCTCTTTAAGTTTTGGTATTGCGGTTGTTTGGGTTTAGATCCGTTGACGAACCCGCGACATTTTAAGAAGTCAACCACACCGCCACCAACTCCGTCTTCGTCGCACACGACGTCTTGAAGTAAAATTGAATACTGCTGACACATCAAACGAATCTTGTTCACGACTTCGTCTAACGCTGCACGATTGAGTTCAATTATGTCAATGATAGTTAGACCGTGCCATACGCAAATGATTGTCCTGTCCTTTCCGAACCGCGCTATGTCGGCGGTGATGTATTTCTTTCCTTCAATGAGTTCGTTTCGGAACATACGCAAAAGATTATCCGTTGAAAATAGTTTATCGCTGTCGTCGTCAAACTCCCAGTTGCCTTCGAGCAGACGTTTGCGGTCATACTCTGGAAGGCGACGTAACGATTCAATGTAAGCAACAGGAAGGAACGGATTGTCTTGCGGTAACGCTTGCACGAAGGCACGATGTGAAGGTAGTTCGTTGCGGTTGTTCTTAATATAGAACTCGTTATACAACCACCCCTTCGCAGGATTGCACGACAAGAAACCTTTCGGAATAAGATTGAACTCGTTTAACTTAAAACGACAACGAGAGTGAACAATGCTGACTGCCTTTGCCGTTACTTCGGAACATTCATCTATGAAATAATCAGTAATTTCAAGCGACCCGAGGCTGTTAAAATTTACATCTGAGGGGTAAGCGAACAAATCTTTTAGCACTATTTCACTTCCGTTAAAAAACTTAATCACGTTGGATTGTCCGTTGAAGGTATAATGTTTATTCGCTATCAATCCGAATTCCTCAGCCGTTTCAAAGAACGTGTTTAAGGTCGTCTTTTTCAGCGTGTCTAATTTGCTTCGTCCAATAAGAGAACGTGTGCCTGGGTACTTCAAACGACGTTGAATCTGCCACATACAACCGAACTTCGTCTTACCACCCCCTGCCGCGCCACCGTACAACAACTGTTCAACGATGCTATCGGTGTTTAAGTAGTTCAACGCTTCAACTTGACGCGGCAGGTAGTATGGTTTGTATGGTTGCATATTCATTCGATACATTCACAAGATATTTGATGCCAATCTTCTTCTTCCCATTCAATTTTTAATTGGTTTCTATCTGCTTCAATAATTTCTGTCCAGCTTTTATTTCTTCCTAATCCTTTCAACTCTGCTAATTTTGTAGCGTTTTTTTCCATTGATATACATCTATTTTGCAAATCTTGTGGTAAAGAAAGAATCTCGTTTCGCTTCATATTAGGACAAAAAAAACAGCTACTTTTTCCTGCTTTTGATAAGCCTGCTTTTTCTATTATATCAATACATTTTTCTCTATTCCAATTCCATTCGATCAATGGATAGTAATTTTCAAAGTTTTCATTTGGATTAGCTTTAATTCTTCTTTCTTCACCAGCATCAAAACCAACCCACATTTGAATTTTTTCATTTGGATATTTCGATTTTAAGTATTTTTCAATCGGTTGAATTTTAAATTTTTGTGAGCAAGTTTTCCAACCAAAAGCAATAGGAGGAATAGTATTGTTATTTAAACAATCTTGTTCCAATGTTAAAGTGTCTCCGTGTTTATTTTTATAATTCAATGTTTTTATTGAAGGATAGTTTTTAGATTGCAACCAATTGTTAAATTCTTCAATGAATTTGTAAGTATGGGGATGTTCACCTCCTGTATCAGAAAACAAAATTTCATCTGGAATTATTTGATGTTTAACCATATTGATTAAAACAGCAGCACTATTAGAACCGCCACCAAAAGATACTACTATTTTCATTGCTTACTCAAATAAAGTTTGTACAACTCACGCATACCTTCAAAACGTATTGATTCCTTCAACAGCATTCTTTTGCGGTCGCTCATGCGCTCAACCATTGATTGAACGAGTTGTTGTTCGAAGTAAATGTTCTTCTTTGCGTTCGCTTTGCATAACCGATATTCTTCTTCGGTGAAGGTGTCAGCGTTTATCTGTTTGCTTTCTTCCAACCAACGCATCAGGGACACCGCACGAATCTCAATCACCGTATATTTTCCTTTCTTATAGTTGTGCAAGTCTTCCGCAAGCATCTTTCTCCAGCTATCATCGTTTACCGCCATTTCGCTTTCCTTTAATTGTTTTTTTTGTTCTTCTTTTTGTTGCGCGATTTCATTTTGAATCTGTAAATTCGCCTTGTCGCGGTGTGGTTTGTAGTGAGTAAGTACGTCGCCTATAAACGACACGCTCAACGCTCCGAAGTGTTCGCACTTCTTTGACAGTTCGTTTGCTGCGTTCAATTCAAAGGCGAGGTTGAAGTGTTCGAACGTAACCCAACGAAAGTGTTTGCCTATGAACTCATGCAGCATTTGCAACAGTTGCGCTTCTGGAAGTGCGATGCCGTACATAGCGCACACCTTCGAACAAAGTTTAACGAATGCAGGGAGTTCGTAGTCGGCAACAAATGCACTTTCACGTTCTGCACGATCAACCCTTTGTGTAATGCTGAGCGTCGTTGTAGATGCGTTGCGCAGCGTCTGAATCGAATTTTCCATTTTTGATTTTAGTTTGTTGGTTTGTTGTTGCGAATGTAGTTAAATCCCACTTGCGCACGGCAGCCTTCCAGTCTTTCATTGCGTTGCGTCCAACCTTCCAACCATTCGCTTCGTAGTGTGCATGAAATTTCTCGGTAAATGCAAGCGCGTCTTTGTCGCTTAATTTTTCACACGCGTAGTCGTAAATTTCTACGACCGTTGGTTTGACGAATTGCAATTTCTTTTCTTTCGGTATAAGCGTTGGAGCTGTTGGAACGGACAAGCGAATAAGTATGTCGTTTATCTTTTGTTCCTGTTCGTTTGCCTTCGCTTCGAGAATCTCGATTCTCTTTTTGAGTTGTAGTATTAACATCATTCTTGTTCTTTTATTATTCCTAAATAAACTTCGTTATAATAATCTGTGGCTTCTTGTTCTGTGCTTGAATCGTAACAACCACAACAACTATAACGGTCACCCATATAATAAGCATCTTCAATCTGCTCTTTTTCCATTTGTTTAGCTTGTTCAAATACTTCTTTAATATCTTTTGCTAATATTCTTTGATAGAACCATTCAACCGCTGTTTGTTTTTTTTCCATTGTTTCAATTTTTAGTTAGTCCCACCCTTCACCTTTCGCGTCGTCGTCTGCATCGTCCCAGTCTTGACAATCGAAGCATACTTTGATTTCACCTTCTTCATCTACAAATTCGTAGGCGGTGTCCCAGTCTTGAAGTTGTTGGTCGCGCAATACTTCGTCAACGCGTTCTCCGAGTTCTTTGCTTTCGCAGTTTGGACAAAAGATTAATTCACTTTTCATTTTCTTTTTAGTTGTTTTTTAAGTTTGATTTGTTTTTGATGTTCCAGATGCTCCACAAATTTAGTATAAAATTTCATTGGTTTAGCATAACCCATATCATTTAGTAAAAAACATATGCGTTCAACGTTCGCTGCGTAGTTCTTGTCGCATTCAATCTGCCAACTTACTTGCTTTACTCCGTGCATAACCGTTGCGTGA